GTCGTTTTGCGATCATCATATCATCGCCAATAGTTCATTTAGCTGGTTTGGGGCGTATTTAAATCCAGTACGTGAAAAAAAGGTATGCTATCCGAGTGTATGGTTTTGCGGATGTGGAGCTGATATACCGACCCAGGATTTGTTTCCGGGTGATTGGATCAAGGTGGATGTGTGATTTATTTTATCTCCGTGATGAAGACAAAATAATTTTATCAATTGTCGAGTTCTATGCCAGAATAGTGCATCATTCGTTTGCTGCATGTTTCAACTAACAATCCATTGGCATAAATTCCGTGATTCGAATAGATGTCGTCGTTTTGCAAAGAAAGATGCCAGATCTTGTGGAGACCTTCTTCCTCGAATGGTGTGGCGCGGTCATCAAGATACGACATCAGACGATACTTTTGACCGGTGATTTTGATCTTGCCGAGCGCCTCCATTGTCGCCTCTCTTTGTTCTTCGGTGAGGTGGTCTACCAATATACTGTGACATCCAGTAATGATGAGATCTTCGGTGAGTTCGGGATAATTCTCCTTGGTGCACCGGAATAATCGATTGGGATATCGCAACTCATTATCGGGGTTGTAAATGGTCGAACTGCCGATGAGTTCAACGGGTAAATAAGAGTGTGTTTCGTTATCGTTGTTGAGATATTTGACGAGGGTGCCTTTTTTGATATGTTGGATAGGTACATAAACTTCTTCGTAATCGACCAAGCATAAAATGCGGGTATCCTCCTTGAAGCAGATGAGGGTAACTACGGTAAACCCGGCATTGGTTAGATAAGTAATTGGATTTTCACCGGACGGTCCAGTGAGATAATTTACTCCAGTGATTCGGGTTTGCATTGCACTATTCGAAATGACGGTTGCATTATGTTGAATGGTAGTATTTGTAAATAGATTGGTTCCTATGGTAGGTAATTTATTGTTACTAAGAAATGCAACATATGTCAATTTATTACAAGAATCAAATACATTGTTACCTAGATTTGTTACAGAGTTTGGAATGGTCAAAGTGGATAAACTACTGCAACTTTGGAATACATTGTTACCTAGATTTGTTACAGAGTTTGGAATGGTCAAAGTGGATAAACTACTGCAACTTTGGAATGCATTTTGGTCAATATTTGTTACTGCACCGGTGATTGTCACTATATTCAAGCTGGAATCATTTTGGAACATATTTGCACCAATATACGTATTTTGAATTGTAGCACTTGTTAATTTAGAACAACTTGAAATTGCACCACCAGCAATAATTGTTACGGAACTGGGAATCGTGATACTAGTTATACCCGTATTTCCGAACATATTGAAAGTAATTATTGAATTTTGAATGGTCACACTTGTTAAAGCAGTGCAACCATAAAATGTAGCTACACCATCATACACATTATTATTATTTGCAACGGAACTCGGAATCGTTATACTAGTTAAAGCATAACACAAATTAAAGGCATAATCGCCTATTCTTGTTACAGAACTTGGAATTGTGAAATTTGATATACGACTACATATACGAAATGCACTGTTGTCAATATTTGTTACTGCCCCTGTGATTGTGACTGTATTTAAACTTGTGTTGTTAAAGAACATATTAGTTCCAATATAAGTGTTTTGAATGGTCGCACTTGTTAAATTGCTACACGTAGAAAATGCAGAATCACCCACACTTGTTATAGAACTTGGAATTACAACACTTGATATTACTGCGTTACTTTGGAATGCGCTTGCATTTATTGTATCTACTGTATACACCACACTATTGTATGTGATTGTGGAAGGAATCACTATATTTGCAACAGTATTATCCATTCCTGTAACCGCAGCAGTCGTCGATCCAGTCGAGTAATTGATTCCAGCAATCGTAATATTTGCCAACAAATAAGAGTAGTATTCAATCGATGAAGTAAAATAAATGAATTCGACATCTTGGCCCGTACTTTCTAAAATCCAATCACCACCATATTTCAAATTTCCCGTTGGATCACTGGATGCACCCACAACGATATTCTTTTCTTGGAAAATGGCAAAATATTGTTTCCAATTATCATAATTCAATGTATTACACGCCAAGAAATCGACATTGGAAATATTGTGGGTTTGAACCAGATCGAGCAAGTACTGTACATTTTCACTGTAGGGTTCGACTTCATTATTTAGAAAAAGCGGTTTGGAATCTAAAAACCAATTGGGAGTATCCCCACCACAGTGAAAGCAAAATGCAAGTCGTTTCAACGTGGATTGTGAAAAGAGTGTATTGATCAAATTGTCTAAATCTGCCTTGGTAGAATTGTAAGAATAGACAATGGGAAAAGTACACGAATTCACGGAATCCACAAAGATCTGATAATCAATGACGCAAGCGTCAATCAATAAAATGTTGGTAATAAGAGCAGTCGCATCGGACGTGATTTCAGGGTAGACAAAGGGAGTGTTTTGCCTTTCAGGAAGAATCGGAAGTTCCGGTGGAAGATCGTGTTCAGGAGAAATGGATAATTGATCGTCGGTATTCTCGGATAACGACATTATATAATTAGTTATATATAATAGAACAATAAAATGAATTCATTGGATTATCTTTTGTTCAACGGAATTGGCGGTGTACCATATGCAACCTTTGGAATGGTCGGTTTAGTCATCGGCGTATTCACGTATGCAACGTTTATCGATTTTGTAAATGCCGAACCCGAACCCAAAGCCGAACCCGAACCGACAAACATTTTGTCCAATGCCACGCAAAAGGTATCTTCTCTTTTGGGGTTTGGAACAGAAAATCCATCGGCGTCGCCATCTCCCTCTCTATTTTCAGCGAACGAACCCGGTGAAAAATACAAAATGATGGGCGGTCGACGGTCCAAAAAACAATCCCGCTCCTCTATAAAATTGAAACAGTCTCGCAAAAGAAAACAACGCTAAACACACCCCCTCTACTAAAAGATACTATACTACATTTCGATATAGATATATCCATATAGGTATATGAATGAACAATGACACTTATGGTATTTTATATTGATCCGCAGAACTCGATCGAATCCATCTTTCAACAATACTGGAAAACAGAAACCCAGTATGATTTTGTCTACGTATCCTTTGTTGCCCATCCATTGGTGGACATTTCTTTACTACAATATCAATTGATCCCCTCCTTTTTGCAAAAGCCCGTCGAAAAAGACCAAAAAAGTCTGTCCCTTGTATTCCATTCTTCCCAAGAATACGATTTGGATTTAAAAGAATGCGCCGATTCGATTTTGAAACAAACCTCTTCCAATATTGACGTGTGGCTAGTACACACAACCATAAGCAAACAACAACTTGCAGAATTGATGTTTCGCTTAACCCACCAACTCGTTCAAGAAAAAATCGCTCCCCAGAAATGTATGATTTGTAATTATTGCTGTTTTACCAATCCGACCGATCGCGAACAATTGTTTGAACAAAATATGCCGCTGATCTTACAAAGATGCCTGGATTCGTATTGCAATGGTGAATATGCCGACCGTCTGTATCAATGGTTTGGCACTCATCTTAAAAATACGGTTCATTTGGTGTATCCTTACAAAAACTACAAGGCGCTCCATTTACGAAATTGGGCCATCGTTGAAAAATATTGCCGCCAAACCCCCATTGTCGGTACGATCAATATTCATACATTTTCCACACTCTCCCTTGAAATTGAACTGGCAAATGACAAAAACACGACCCAATCGTTCAAAGAGTTTTGCAAATATTGTTTAGACATAAGTTCGGATTCATCCAAGAGGGGGTTAGTGCCCTATCATCTGGATTATCAATACAAGGTCCGCAATCGATTATGGTAATCGATGTTCGATCTCTATTTTTTTCGTTGACGGCATTGACAACGAAAAAAGATTATGTTTGGCTCAGAAGAGGAAGCTGTTCCATACATCTGGCGAAAAAGGCATTGGCCTCATTGAAATCACTTCCGATTTGAATATCGTCGGGAATATAGTTGGTGTTTCCCTTGTAATAACACAAGACCACGGGAATTCCATTGACCATCTTCTTGGTCTTCAAAAACCCGTAGAGTTGGACACTATCATCAATATCAATGATGCAGCATTGTACCGTTTCCGGCATTTGGGAAAAGGCGTGATCGATCAATGGCGCAATCTCTTTACACGGTCCACACCATTCAGCGCCAAACTTGATAAATATGAGACCCGGGTTTTGCTTCAGTAAATTGGAAAAATCGTCGAGTGTTTTGATTTGGTAAATAATGGGCAAAGGGGGCATTTCTTGGGTGGTCTGAGTATATCTCTATTCTTGGCAAAATATCCTTATATTGTTTTTCACGATAGAGTGTGAACGAACTTCGTATCCGCAAAAGATTCCATTTGTACCGATATAGTAAAAATCAAAACCCCCGGAAAAATGTCCAAAACCCACAATTTGCGAATCCAAGATTATACCTTGGACGAGCTGCTAGGATTGTTTGACTTGACTTCTCGAACCATTACCTTGGAACAAGTGAAGACGGCCAAGAAAAGAGTCTTGATGCTGCACCCCGACAAATCGCGTCTTGGACCCGAGTATTTCTTGTTTTACAAACAGGCCTTGGAAATTTTGGTTCAAATGCATCAACAACAGAACAAACAAAACCAAACGGCGACCAAGGAAAATACAGTCTACCGGCCGATCGATCCCGACGGATCCAAATCCATCGGAAAACAAGTGAACCAGACCATTCAAAAAATGTCCGCCGAAGATTTTCAGACCAAGTTCAACACATTGTTTGAAGAAAACCAAATGGGAAAACGCGTGGATCCGAAACGATATGAATGGTTCTCAAACGACGATGTGGCCTACACGGTCCCTGAAAATGTATCGGCGAGTAATCTTGGACAACGAATGGACGAAATAAAAGAGAAACAATCGGGAATGATCAAATACCGCGGTGTCCAAGAATTCGATGCCACACGGGCAACCGTGGCGAGTGCTTTTGGCGACGATGCGGACGAAGACACTACCCGCGATGGATACATTTCGAGCGATCCCTTTAGCAAGTTGAAATTCGACGATTTGCGCAAAGTCCACAAGGACGAGACCGTATTGTCGGTGAGTGAACGCGATTTTCACAAAATGAAAACCTATCAATCCGTGGATGAACTGAATCGCGCACGCTCTGGACAAACAATGACACCTTTGGCGAAATCCGAGGCGGAGAAAATCTTGGAACAACGCGAAATCCAGATGCGGGATCGAATGATGCAGCGCGAATATCGATCGAAAATCCAAACCCAAGACTACCAAGAAAAAAACAGGGCCGTTTTAGCCAACTTTTTGCGATTGGGGAATTGAGGTCTATTCGCGGTTTTGTAGC